CAGTATATTTATCTCTTTCTGTCAACTGCTGAATAAGTGCTTGCTTTTCAGCTTCTGCTTTGGCAAGAAGTTCAGCTTGTTCTTTTTTCTGCTGAACCAGTTGACGAATACGTTTCTCTGCGCCTTTGGTTTCAATTCCATCTAGTTCTGGAATATCTTTTTTCTCAGGCTCTGGGGCAGCTTCTACTTCTGGAACTGGTTCTGGCTCCGACTCTGCGCCCTCTACTTCAAACTCAACTTTATCTTCTTCTGCTTGACTAGGGCTAGTGTCAATCTCGCTCCACTCAGTTAGTTCTTCAGCAACTGCTGCTTCTTTTTCTTCTGACATTTATTTCTGCTCCATAGTTTGCGACGACTAAGATTACGCATGTAGTAGTATTATTATATAGATAACACAGTTACCCACCTAAAACAAGAGTTGTGTCTAGGTCTTCTGGGTTATCTACTTTCATTATAATTTGATCATCAAATAAAAGTATAAGACGTACACCTTTGTAAAATAATTTAGTTCCTGCATGTTTGCCATAACATACATAGTCACCTATGTTACACCATGCTCCTGCTGGAAACTTTTCTTTATCCATGTATGCCAAGTCTCCTAACGCTAGAACCTGTGCGACAGTGGTGAGATAAGACATATCATCTTTAGTTGAATCCGGTATAAGAATACCGCCTTTGGTTACACTCTTTACTGAAACGGGGCGCACTAAAACGTGAAATCCCGGTAGAGTGGGTAGTGGGCTGGGATCGGGGGCGTCATCCTCAGTTATCCACAAATCATTTTTTAGTGCGCCACCTAAACCTACTTGTTGCATTGTTAGTCTTCGTCCTCCATATATATTCGTTTTTTAATTATTTGTGTTAAATTATCTCTAGCCCATTCAAGACTAGAAATAGAACCAACAATCTGACGGTAATGTGGATAGTCTTCAGCAGACCCATTACCTAGTGTTACTCTCAGATTATTAATCTCGTTATTAAACTCAGTTATTACTTCGTCCCAAATGTCCATACTCAGTTATAGATGGTACTTTTGCGAGAAGGTTTAATAGGTTCTGGAGTTTTCCAAGAGTCATCTTCCCATTGGTTTAGCTCACTACGAATGGCCCGACCACCCGTAATCTCTTGAGCATAAGCATCACCATAGCCTTTCTGAGTATCCTTTACATGAAAAGGATATCCTTTACCTTTCTTCATCATTGTTAGTCTCCTTCATTTGTTCACTAGCAAACTGCGTAAGATTTTCTAATGCAGCCATGTCCATTTCTTTATCATCGTCCATTTGTTTTCTTAACATATCAGCGGCAATCTTTGCCTCTTCAATTTCTTTACGTGTAGCTAGTTCAGCTTCTTTTATTGCTTCTTTAGATTCACGATTAAGTTGAGATTGTGTTTCTCTTGAGTTAGCTGTTGCAGATGCTTTGAGCATTTCAATAATCTGTGCAGTCTCTTTAATCTCAAGTTCTTTGTTTTTAATCTCAAGCTCTGCTGCATCTGTTACTGTATCAGACTGAAGTTTTTGTTTTTCTAGCTCAACCTTTGCCTGTTCAAGAGCAACAAGCTGTTGTTCAGGTGACTGTGCTTGACCCATTGCTTGATTAGCGTTCATCACCTGCTGTGCAGCTTGTGCCATTGCCATCTCAATCACAGCAGGATTACCAGCCTGATCAGGAGCCTGTTGCATAAGCTCTTCAGAAATACCAACCATTTGTTCTTGGTATTTCATCACAGAGTGTTCTTGAATGTTAGCTTGAAGTATTGGAGTAATACGTTGCATAATTGGATTAGCACCATTCATCGGATCTTGCATATATGCCATCTTTACCTGTATATGTGCATCATGGTTCTGACCGGGAAAGGCTGCAATTGGAATACCTTTTGTTGCAGCCATGATATCAGATACAGGATCAAGCTGCTGCGGTTGTAGTTTAGGCGGTAGAATTTCTTCCATGTTTGGCATATTCGCCGCATTAAGAATAGTTCTATTCAATGCTTCCAGATTAAACATACCGGGAGGCGACTGCTGCGCCATTTGCAGAGCCATATTTGCCAACATCATACGATGAGCATTGCTAGGAATATTAGGATCAGATACCGGAATGATATCTACTCGTCCATCAAAGTCCTGTTTAAATATATTACGACTTTCAAACGGTACATCATATGGATATTCTGCAGGAAGATAATCATAATCGATCCGTGCAAGAATACGGAACTCATCTTTTTGAGATTTGTGTAGTCGTTTATGTATGGAAGAAAAGAACTTACTGCTTGCTTCTAGCAAGGCCATAGTGGTTCCAACGGGTCCATAGGAGGCAGCATCGGAGATAACTTGCTCCGTGCTGTCCGCAAACTTCTGACCAGCAGTAGCTACGAAATTCAGCATCTGGAATAGAGTAGAGGAAGGCTCTTTATAGGGAAGGGGAACAATAGCCTTTGATAAATCTACTCCAATAGCCTCAACCTCCTTGAACTCGCCGGGAGATATAGGATCGTTTTCATTTACCATCCTAACTCCCTTAGCCTTAAAACCTCCCGGTAAATTTGCAAATTGCCCTGCGTCTACTAGGGATCTCATTGCGGCAGTAGCAGTCATAGTCAAATTACCAAGGAAGTGTATAAGACCTAATCCGTAGAATCCAAAACCGGGAACGAACTTATAATGAACAAAATGATTTTGCTTTTCTTTCGTTGGGTCGTCCTGTTTATAGTTTCTACGAATACTTAGTACCTGTTGTGTCTTTTCTTCAACAGTAACAATATACGGAAGTGATTCGTCATCATGTTCTAAGTTAAGATATTGTGGATCATTCTCATAACTGGGAGACAATCCAAGAATATTGTCCATCTTTTCAGTAAATGAAGAAACATTAAACTGAGAAGGCATACCAATATTCAAATCTCTGTAAGCTCCTGCTGCAATATCTCTTTGATACTCAACAGCACTCTTATAAATAATATGTGTGCTTCTTTCTGCGCTTCTAAGATCTGAAGCAAAATAAGACACATAGAACTGGTCAATCGGTATGAACTCTGATACCGGACGTTTAAGAACAGAACTATAATAAACTTTTTTAAATGCTGAACCAATTAAAGGTAGATGAAACAACATCTTTTCAAATTCATCAAAGTATTCCGGCATCTGTTCTGTAAGCTGATAGTTCATAAAGTTCTGAACACGATTAGCTTGCATCTCTTTATCTGGCGTACTGTTGCCAAGAATATTTGCTTTTACCGGACCATTAGGCGGAAATAGTTCTGAGGAAGCCTTAGCCTGAAACTTAACAGCAGATTCTATTAAAAGGGGATGTACTGCCGTACATGCCCCCTGAAACGGTTCAGTACCATCTTCAACCTTCAAACCAAGCAGATCAAAGCCACGCTCAAACATGGACTCCCACTCTGCACGGGAATCTTTATCTGCAATAAAATTATCTACAACCTCTGCACCAATTTCTTGAAGTACATCTTCTTCAATATCTTCGGCCAAGTTACCATACCACTCAGCAATATCTTCATCAGGACTCATTTCTATTTCCTGAGAGAAATCTACCAAAACACCACCATCGGGTTCTACTTCAAAGGTAGCATCTGTCGTTTCTTCAGCAGTAGGAAGATTAA